TCGAAACGATGGGCACCCGCCCAGGCTCCATCATCACCTCCATCGGAACCACTAAGTTCGACGAGAACGGACCGTACGGCGAGCCATTCTACATGAGGATCGACATGCAAAGCTGCGTCGATGCGGGGATGCTCATCGACGTGGACACCGTCAAGTGGTGGATGAAGCAGTCGGGCGCAGCAAGAGAGGAGTTTCAGAAAGAGTCTTCTTTTTTGAGTTACGTCTTGGAAGCTTTTTCAGTGTGGTGTGAAGCTCCATTCACACCGACAGGCTACGCAGCAAATCCAGACCTAGAACTCTGGGGAAACGGTGCCAACTTCGACAACGTGCTCCTGAAAGCAGCCTACGACCTGCTCGGCTTGGAGGCACCTTGGAAATTCTGGAACGACCGCTGCTACCGCACCCTTAAAGCGATGTACCCCCACATCAAGATGCCTGCTCGTGTGGGCACGCACCACAACGCTCTCGACGACGCCATTTCGCAGGTGAACCACCTGATCCTGCTCCCGGCGTTTCAGGAGCTGTGCAAGGCGGAGAAACAGGCAGAGATGGACCAACTTCAAAGAGAACTGATTCTGTGAAACCCGTCGGCCCCCAACTCGAAAAAGACATCGAGAAGAAAATCGGTGAGTTCGCCAAGAAGCACGGCTGTCTATACCTTAAATTTGTTAGTCCCGCACGCCGCGCCGTCCCTGATCGGATGATCATCACTCCGCAAGGGGTGATTGGGTTCCTCGAAGTGAAGGCTGCGGGCAAGAAACCCACACCGCTCCAGATGGGGGAGATCATCAAACTCACGAAACAGAACTGCCTAGCTACTTGGTGCGACAACGTCGAGGACGGCTGCGAGTTCATTCGAAAACTATTGAAAACGGATCGAGAATTTTGCTAACATGCTTCTGGAAAAAATACACAAACAGCTTCTACGAGACGAGTTTATAACCAACGTTGACAGTTGGGGATTTGGTTCAGACTTTATCCACAAAGTACCCGGATGTTTTGACCTTTTAATCGACTGGCGTGTTCTGGCGCACCGTTACGAATACAGCTTAAAGCAATGAAGTTCCCTTCTTCAGAACCCCAAGACCTGCTGACACAGCATCTCCTCGACCACCCGCACGCTCTTGGCTTCGTCGGCGTCGGCATCGGGAAGACCGCAGCTACGTTGTCGGCGCTGAACACCCTGTTCCAACGGAAACAGACCATCGGCGCTCTCGTCCTCGCTCCAATGCGTGTGGCAAACCTGACTTGGCCTCTGGAGGTGGAGAGGTGGGACGACTTTAAGTGGATGAAGGTGGCAAACCTACGCTCTCCTGCGGGCAAGCGTGCGTTCCTGCAAGGCAAAGCTCACATCTACGTTTGCAACTACGAGTCCATCCCCAAGCTCGTCGAGTTGGTAAAGACTCGGCGGAGCATGGGGCTAGGACTCCCATTTGACCTGACGATAGTGGATGAATCCACCAAGCTCAAAAACCCCACCTCCAAGAGAGCCAATTTATACCGCCGTGAAGTTACGCATGAAATCCACAAACGTATATGGGCGCTCACTGGCACCCCCGCTCCGAACTCGCTTCTTGATCTCTTCGCCCAAGCACGTTTCGTTGATAACGGGAAGAGGCTTGGTCGTGCGTTCGAGCACTTCAAACAGACCTACTTCAAGCAGTCTGGGTATGGGGGCTACAAGTGGAAAGAACTTCCAGGCTCCGGTGAAGCCATCGAGAACCGGCTAGCCGACATCACCCTCACGCTCCGCTCGAAAGACTGGCTCAACCTGCCGGAGACAGTGGTTGAGGACGTGGAAGTGCATCTGCCCAAGAACCTCGTCCACGACTACAAGGAGTTCGAGAAGGAACTGGTGCTCCAGTTGAAGTCAGCGGAGATCACGGCTCCAAATGCTGCGGCACTGGTCGCCAAGCTGCTCCAGTTCACGTCGGGGAGCATCTATGACGCCGACAGCAAGTGGCACGACATCCATGATCTGAAGATCAAAGCACTGGAGAAGATCATCAAGCAGACGGAGGGGCCGGTGCTGGTAGCGTGCGCCTTCAGGCACGAACAGGAGAGGCTACGAAAATACTTTCCCAAGGCCCGATTCTTTGCGGATGCCAAGAATCAAACCTCTCAGAAACAGCTTTTAGAGGATTGGAACAACAAGAAGATCCCCATCTTGGTCGCCCATCCGAAGAGCGTTGGTCACGGGCTCAATCTCCAGCACGGGGGAAACACACTTGTCTGGCTTACACTGACCTACAGCCGAGAGGACTACGAGCAGATGATTGCTCGTCTCGACCGGCGAGGACAAGGAAGCGTAGTGACGGTCTATCGACTGATGATCCCGGATACAGTGGACTACGCAGTAGCAACGGTGATCGAGGAGAAAAAGGTCACAGAAGACCGACTTTTAACTGCGCTCCAGTTACTAGAATCTTACCGCGAAGGCGCGGTGCCAAGGAAGAAACTAACCATCAAACATGAGGAGGACTTTTGCTAAACCATGAACTATCTGAAACGAATCCGAGAAATCATCGAAGACGAGTCGCTGTCTCCGCACAAAAAGGTGTCAGCCATCAAGGCAAGCCTTGGCAAGCCTCGCGGCCCTTACAAAGTCGAGTATAAGGTCCGCGACATAAAGGCTTACCAGACAGCACGCTACAAGTCCCTCCGAGCATCGGGACTATGCACTCAATGTGCCGAGTCCAAGGCTCGTCCCGGCAAAGCCATGTGCTCTGTCTGCGCCAAAAAGCACCGAGTCCAAGCTCTCGCACGCTACCACAATGGCTAAGCGTCAGAAAGAGTGGGCTAGACGCGCTAGGTTTGAACTGATGTTCAAGCTCGGCGGAGCCTGCTTTGAGTGTGGAACAGACAGAGACCTCGACTTCGACTGCATCATCCCCCAAGGACCAGCCCACCACCGAGCTATGGACACCAGCCAGCGAGTCAGTTTTTATCGACGCCAGCATAAGGAGGGAAACCTCCAGTTGCTCTGCCGCCACAGATGCCACAAAAAGAAAACTGTTGCTGACCTGAAACGTCAGCAGGAACAAGAAGACAACGAACCATTTTAACTATCATGCCCGAAGAGACCTATGACACCTCTCGCTTTCAGCGGGACAACGTGACTCCCGAAAACGTGCAAAGCCCGGCTCCACCTACCGGATACCGACTGTATAAAGGCCCACACATGTGGCAGAAGCTGCCAGAGGGATCACGTTTCTGGTCATCCACTAAAGGGTGGGACAACGAAGCCTCATCAGCTATACCAGTCACGAATGCTTACTATGCTATCCCTGTGAAGGTTGAACTCCCGCCCGCTCCACCCCAACCCGACATCCTCGAAGAAGCCCGTGACCTGATCCACAAAGACCGCGCTGCGGACTATGGCGAGGCCAAAGCCAGTTTCACCCGCATTGCGCAGTTGTGGAGTGCCTACAAAGGCGTCGAGATCACGCCCAAGGATGTCGCCTCCATGATGATCCTCCTGAAAATGTCGAGGAGCGTGACGAGCAAAAAACGCGACAACTGGATCGACACCATCGGCTACGCTGCGTTAGGATCAGAACTTGAATGACCAAGCCTCTTCCAAAACGTCCGACCATACCTGAAGCCGCCAAACGGCTGAAGTATGGGGTGAAGTTCATGCCTCTGTGCGATTCCCGAACAGGGAAAGTCATCGTGCAAATGCCGGACGTTTTGATCGAGCGGGAGATCCTGCGGAACTACGAAACGGTCTCAACCCTGCTAGGAAACGAGATACTTCCGTGGGAGGAGCACTTCAAACTCTTCGTGAACCATGTCCTCGGGAGGAACGATTGGCCCTTCAAGTGGCATTGGAATCCTTACTCAGAGACGATTCTTCGGAACGTCAGGAACGAGAAGCTGATGGCGATCTCCGGTCATGCAAGCTCAGGTAAATCGGCATTCCTGTCGATGTATGCCGTCTGCATGTTTCTGATCTTCCCAGAGAACACGAAGGTATTGATCACCTCCACCTCCCTGAAAGACTCTCGAAACCGAGTCTGGGGGGAAGTGGAGAGAATGTGGAACGAAGCGACTCGCTACTTTGGCTCGCTCTACACCTACTTGAAGCTGCCGCCGTCGATGCCGGGGAAGCTGGTGTCCTCCGCAGGGAAGATCACAGGACTCACGCCCGAAGGGAAAGCCAACGACCTCGTCGGCATCGCGCTGGTGGCGGGCGGGAAAGGAAACGACGATGTCAGCAGCCTGATCGGTTTCAAAGCCAAGAACCTCCTGCTGCTGGCAGACGAGCTTCCCCTGCTCACCCACAACCTCTACGACGCCACCTCGAACTTGATGGCGAATGATGGCTTCAAGATGCTGGCATCTGGCAACTTCAGCTCTCCGTTCGACCCGATGGGACTTTTCTGCGAGCCGGAGGAGGGATGGAACAGTGTGGACGAGAACACCTTCGAGTGGCGGACCAAAGTCAACGGCTTCTGCATCCGTTTCGATGGGGAGTTGTCGCCGAACGTCCGAGCGGGCAGAACAGTTTACCCTGGGCTGCTGACTCAGGAAGGTCTCGATGAGATCAAAGCCCGCTTCGGACCCAAGTCCCCAGGCTACTACCGAATGGTGAAGAGCTTCCCCTGTCCGACAGGAGCAACGGATACCATCTATTCCGAGCCGGAACTGACCAAGAACCTCTGCGCTCAAGGAGTCAACCAGTGGCTCGTTCGCCCAACGCCCGTCGCGTTCCTTGATCCGTCATTCTCCAAAGGTGGGGACGCGGCAGCCGCCAGTTTCGGGTTGTTCGGAATCGCACAGATCAATGGAGCAAACCGCCAGATCCTTTTCAAGACCGACACCCTCGACCTGATGAAACAGGTGGACGCTCGGCACAAGACCAAGGACCGAAACGAGCAACTAGCGGAACTGTTCATCGCCGAGTGTGAGAAACGCAACGTCGCGGTGCCCGACCGAGGTGTCGATGCCACAGGTGGTGGTGATCCGTTCTCGACCATCATGGCGATGAAGATGGGCCATGGGTTCCAGTTGGTGTCCTTCTCAGGAGCCGCCAGTGACATGATTGTGAGTGCCACAGACAAACGGAAAGGCAAGGACCGATTCACGAACCGAGTCTCCGAGTTGTGGTATGTCGGCAAGGAGTTCGTCGCGAGTGGGCAAATCCGAGGCTTGGACGCAGCCACCATGGTCGAGATGTGCGAACGCACCTACACGGAGCGAGGCAGCAAGGTCTGCGTCGAGCCCAAGGAGGACATGAAGAAACGCACCAGCGGTCACAGTCCCGACCGTGCCGACTCCTGGGTAGGACTGATCGAGATTTGCCGTCGCCGTCATCGGTTCGTCGCCGCAGCCCGAGCCGCGCAACAGGTGAAACCCGTTGGTCCGCAACGCCCTTGGTGGGAGCCACCCCCACCACCCAAACCCACGTTCCGAGACGGCCTGCTCGCCGACGCTGGATGGGCTGGAAACGGAAAAGAGGCAGCTTGGGGAGAATAGAGTTGACGTAGTAGAAAAGATTCGATAACCTGAAAAACACATGCCCAACCACCCCTACTCTGAAGACTACTATCTGAACGGACCCAAGTTCGGCCTGTCTAACTACGAAAACTACCACTGGCTGCCCGACAAGACGCTGCCGATGGCGCTCCAGTTGAAGTGGATGCTAGGCATCCGCAGCGACGATGTCGTTTTGGACTTCGGATGTGCTCGCGGCTACACCGTGAAAGCCCTGCGTATGCAAGGAATCCAGGCACACGGCTACGACCTATCTGAGTGGGCTATCGCCAACTGCGATGAAGGCGTGAAGAGTTTCGTCAGCAACACCTTGAACACCTCACCGATGGCTTGGGACCACATCATTGCCAAAGATGTGTTCGAGCACATCGAAGTGGACACGCTGACCGACATCGTGGCTTCGCTGCTACGATCCTGCCGCAAGCAGCTCTACATCATCGTTCCCTTGGCAGTCACTCGCGGAGGCACCTACAACTGTCCGGTCGATGAGCAGGACTCCACCCATGTCATCCGCTGGACGCTGCCGGACTGGATCGAGTTCCTTCAACGGTTCGATAAGAATTTCGTCGTCAGCGGCGGCTACGAGGCTCCTGTCGTCAAGCCGAACTGTTTCAAGTATCCGAAGAGCTATGGGTTCCTCACGGTGCGGAGGGTGCATGTATGAGTTTAGGTCTAGCCTGTAACTTTTTCAGGGAACCTTTCGCCCTTCCCGGCTTCCTTGAAATGGCGACTTCAGGGTTCTTCGACGACGTGGTGATGGTCTCCTCCCCACCGTCCGACGCCCCGCCAGATGACGAGTCCATCGCACTCGTTGAGAAAGCCGGGGTGCGGCTCGTCCACACCAAGATCGACTCGGGATACGGCGTGGTTCGCTCCAGATGTATCCGCGAGTCCAACGCCGAGTGGGTGCTCATCCTCGACGCGGATGAACGCTTTGCTGAGAATCCTCCGCTTGTCCGCTGTCACGGCACAGAAGGCTACCCGCAGGTGAAGAATCCTGATCTCAAGGTCGAGATGTTGAACCCATCGCACCCGCAAGGAACGATGCTCAAAGACGCGCTGCGGCAGTCAGGCTCCAAGAACGCCTATCGTCTGTCCCGCCGCCACTGGTTCGGCGCTCCAGGCGACTTCACGAAACCTTGCCAGAACTGGCACCTGATCACGGACTGGCAGTTGAGGCTCGTCCGAAACATCCCATTCATCTTCTATGATCCTACGGTCAAGATGCACGAAAAGATCCTCGATTCGAGAACTTGGGCTGAACCAAGCTGGGGAACCGGAGACGAGCACGGCGGACCCTTCATCGACCACCACCATTTCTGGGCGAAAAAAGCCGACCCAGAAGGCCGGAAACTAGCGATCCAAACCTATGAACGTCTGGACAAAGCTGGCACCGAGAATATGTGGAGTAAGACAGGATTTAATGAACCAAAATGATCTTGATTCGCTTGGCACTCATGTTATGTAATAGCGCGGAGGTGACTCATGCTACTGAGTCACCTCCGCTTAACATCCAACATGTTATCACCATGCAAGACGCTTTGTACGCTATTCCATCGAAACACGGATGGATCAAAGGAAAAGGAAAATCTCATCGTTTTAAAGATCATACCGGAGAGATTCATGGGAAGCTGAAAATTGAAAACCTTCTTTTCATGCATCCGAAAAAAGGAGGAGTCTGGCTAGGTAAGTGCGAGTGTGGTAATTTCAGACAAATTTCGGCAGGCAATCTGAAGACAGTAAAGTCTTGCTTGGACTGTGTAGTGTGGAAAGAACCGACGCACGGGGAAACGGTACGTGGTCCCACCGTAGAGTACCGAACCCTTATGGCTATGATTAACAGGTGTCATAACCCAAAAGCCTCAAACTACCAATACTACGGGGGTAAAGGTATTCAGGTAGCTGAAGAATGGCGCGGGGGAGGCACAAAATTTGAAGCCTTTTTAGCTCATGTAGGAAGACGCCCTTCTGACAAGGCAGCGATTGATCGAATCGACAATGAGAAGAACTATGAACCGGGAAATGTGCGTTGGGCAACAGCTAAAGAGGAGGCTAGGAATAGATCCGTGAACATATTGGTGACTTTCCGAGGTCATACTTGCTGCCTGTCCGAAATGGCCGAACGTTACGGACTAACTGCCGCTAGTGTTAGAGCACGGATGAAAAAATACAAAACCTTAGAAGAAGTGTTTTTAAAACCCCTTCAAAAACGCGCCCAAAGAATATGAGCTTTTACACCGAAGTAGATCGCGTTTTCGCGACATGGAATTATAACCATCCCCGCATCCTTCATGCACTTCTGCGCTCTTTGAAGTCCACGTCTCATGTTGAGTGCGGAGTTTATCGAGGCCTGAGCACAGCTTGGGCAGCGAAAGCTATGCAGGAAAACAACCTTGGTCGGGTCTATGGGATAGATTCATGGAGTCTCACGGAACACGCTCACATTTTGAATGGAAAGACGCCAAAACAGCACGCGGAAGAGAACCTGACTACTCTTGGGGTTCGTGAGTGGGTGACTCTCCTTGACGGTAAGTCCAATGAAGTAGTGTGGCCTGAGGTAGTTACTAGTGCCTACCTAGATTCATGGCACGACTATAAAACGGTCGATCTTGAGTTCAACATGGCTGTCGAACGGGGAGCTTACCTCATCGCTCTCGACGACACCGAGAACTGTGTCGGGCCTCGCCTCTTCGTGGAAGAGAACCGAAAGAAGTACGAGAAGAAAGGCTGGGACGTGGTGGACATCCACTCAGACAATGGTCTGACCATCTTCCTGAAGCGTCAGCCTCGTCGTCTGATCACATTCTCCCAAGAGCTTCCTCTGCCGAACCCTGGCGTCGATCTTCGTCCTCTCAGTCTCGAAGAGCAACGGGCTCACTTCGAGGAAGCGGAGAAGGCGACTGGATTGCACTACGGCTCGCTCTACGACCAAACTCAACACGACATGCCGCTATGAAGATACTCAATCTTGGCTGCGGGTACCCTCGTCTCCAAAAGCCTTTCCTCAATCTTGACAACCTTCACTCGTTTCTGAAGCCGGGGACTCCTGAGAGGACCAATCTTGATGCGGAAGGAAACTATGTGAACCACGACGTTTCAAAAGGACGACTCCCTTTCAACGACAACACCTTCGCGGGTATCCTCGCGAGTCACTTCTTCGAGCATTTCCACTGCCAAGACGCCGTGACAATTATGAAGGAGTGCCTTCGTGTTCTGCGTCCCGGAGGGGTATTAGTGGTGAGTGTCCCCGACGCCAGTTATTTCCGAAAAGTGTATCATCAGGACACCAAAGAGAACTGCGTCGAGCTGTTTGGAGAGCCGATGTCTCCAGAACATCCAGATCCGAACTTCTTTACCTGTGCGCTCTGGTTCAACGAGCATTTCGGCATTTTGACGGAGGACTCACTGTGGGCCTACCTGATACGCGCTGGGTTCAAGGACGAGAACGTGAAGCGCACTCTCCCAGAATCACCAGTCCTGAATGAAGTGGAAGGTGTCATCCGTCAGAACTTGAACCGTCCTCTTTTCTCATTGGTAATGTCTGCTACTAAACCGCTATGAGACTACCTTCCTCCATCGCTGAAAAGCCAGAACTCGACACGTCCTTCACCTCGACCGGAGCCAAGCTATTCCACCATCAGGAAGCGATGCAAGCCCTCCGTGACGGTAAAGGGATGCCCATCTCCTGCTGGGTGGCCCCGACCGATGTCTGCAATGCCAAGTGCTCCTTCTGCTCAGTTGGCGAGCGTGTGGGTGACGTGCTGCGGTTCTCCCAGATCGAAGAGTTCCTCGGTCAGCTTGTGCCCCTTGGACTGAAGTCTGTCACGTTCTCGGGGGGTGGAAACCCACTCATCTACCGATGCAAGGAGACAGGCAAAGGCATCAATGACCTGATCGAACTGGCACACGACCATTTTGGTCTGGAGGTGGCGATGATCACGAACGGGATGCCTTTGATAGGCTACCCAAAGATCGTGCGTGAAGATGGGTCAGTAGCCACCGTTCGTTTCTCTTGGAAGAACCTGAAACCTGAGAACCTCGACAAGCTGACGTGGTGCCGCATCTCCATGGCGGGGCTGGATCACAACCACAAAGAGCAGGAAGTCTATGTGCCTGACTTTGACCCGACCAAGACCGCTCTTGGTTTCTCCTGGATCATGTCGGACAGCTACGAGGAACCCACTCACAAACACGGCTGGGTTAGCACTCCCGAGGACGTGAAGACTCCAGGAGGTCGGTTCGTCGATGCTGAAGAGCGTCTCCCTTGGATAGAGTCAAGGATCAAAGAGTACGTCGAGAAGCACCGACCTCGCTACGTTCGACTACTCACCAACTGCTTGCAGCCTGAGCGCATCCCGCAGCGCCACGCTCTCCTGCAAGGAATGGCTGATCGGATTGACCCGCAGGTCGTCTTCTCACAGAACAAACCACCGCGCCAGCCGAAGAAGTGCTTCAAGGTGCTGACACGTCCATGCTTGAATGCAGACGGATGGGTCTATGCCTGCGACAGCGTGGTGCTCAATCGAACAGCAGGTCACAAGTTCAATTCTGAGTGGCGCATCTGCACAGGAGACAAGGTGGGGGACCTCATGCAGCATCCTGAGAAGTATCAGATGCCCGACAACATCTGTCCTGGTTGTGTGTTCGCCGATCAAGTGGACCTGATCAATGCCATAGTGAACGGAGCCGAGACTCCGCTTCCAGAAGGAAACATCGACCACGTCAACTTTGTGTAGCCATGAGTCTATTCTGCTCCACCACCGGAGATATTGGCGATTGCGTTTTTCTCCTGAACATCCTCAAGCACCTCCCCAACGGACCGCACTCGCTAGGTCTCCGTCCCTCGACGACAACCAAAGCGAAGACGCCAGAACAGGCTCAGAGAATGTTCGACCTCCTAAAGCCGCTCGTCGATTCTCAGAGCTATATCTCCGAGTTTCGGCTGATCGACCCAAGCACCACCGTTGACTGGCGGAGCGAAGACTTCCGCAGCTTGCGGCACTACACCCCCGGAGAGACGTTGATGCAGGCACACCTGAACCACTACTGCATAGTGAAGCAGACTGCTTTACGTATTGACGGATCGACAGCTTGGCTGAAGGCAAAGCCATCGCCTGTATCGAAAGGCAGAGTGGTGATCAACCGGACAGGGCGATACAGGAACTCGACCTTCCCTTGGTACAAGGTCGTCGATCACTACAAGCACCACCTGCTATTCATTGGTCTGGAATACGAATGGAGAGAGTTCTGCGGGAACTACGGCTATGTTGATTTCCAACCAACAGAGAACATGCTCCAAGTCGCCGAGCTGATCGCAGGCTCGGAACTATTCATCGGAAACCAGAGCAGCGCAGGAGCCATCGCTGAGGGACTCAAACACCCACGAATCCAAGAGACAAGCCTCGTCTTCCCAGACTGCATCTTCCCCCAGGCTCCTGGCCTTCCTGAAGTCCAGCACGTCGCCAAGGGAGACGTTCATCTCCCAGCCATCGGCCTCCGTCCAGCCGTCACCATCCCCTCTTCAGAGCCAACCTTCCGAGAGATGGACATCTCCAGAGTGCCTCCGGGTCGCTGGCAATACCCCGGCGAGAAGCCGAGCAACGCCTTCAATGGACTCGCTTTGACCATAGCCCGCCGTGACGGCGTCTCTCGGGAGCAGGCTCGGCAAATGGTCTATGAGTTCCAATGCGCCCGCCTGCCTGACTTCTTCGCTGCCGAGGATCACCACCTGATACGATTCAAGATCGCGAAACAAAAGGCCGGTTGACAAGTGGGGCAATTTCGATAAATTGAAAGCCCATGCCTTCCATCGACTACGATCAACTCGACCTCCTGTCCGAACAGGTCTATCAAAATGCCGTCCGCAAAGGTTTCCACGAAGCCGGAAAGACGGAGACTGACGTTCAACGTCTCGCACGCTACACTGCCAACCTTCACGGCGAAGTGAGCGAACTGTGGGAGGCTGCTCGTCGCGGAACTCTCGACAACCCCTGCGACAAAGATGCGGTAGTCCCCTTCCTCGGAGGAACTCGCCCGCTGACCTGCTCTGAAGAAGAGCTGGCTGACATCGTCATCCGCGCTTTCGACACAGCCCGCGCTCTAGGCATCCGCATCGGTGAGTGCGTCAAAGCGAAGCACGAATACAACGTGGGTCGTCCACACATGCACGGAGGGAAACTCGCCTGATATGCTGATCGTCATCCCTGTCGGACCCGCTGACGCCGCCAACCTTCATCTCCTGACTCAGGCGATTACCCGCCTGGGAGTCGTTGAGACTCCGGTTCTCATCGTCTCCGTTCCTTCGCTACAAACAGAGGCTGAAGAGACAGCCGCCAAGCTCGGTGCCACCGTCGCCATCACCTCAGACGAGTTTGCGAACGGCTGGCCGGTTGGACCTGATCGCATGTTTATCTGGACCATCCGCCATCTGGCGGAGATCGGGAACGATCAGCCGTGGCTGTGGCTCGAACCAGATGCCTGTCCCGTCAAAGAAGGGTGGGACGTGTTTCTCAGCAACGCTTATGCTGAAGCCAAGAAGCCCTATTTCGGCTTCGTCCGTCCGACTGCATGGCGCGATGCGGAAGGGAACCTGACACCCAAGGAGGGCGACAACATGCTTCTCGGTGTGGCAATCTACCCACCGGATATGCACATGGATCGGGAACTGCTTCCACTGCTCAATGATCTCAGTCTTCCGAAACCTGCGCACCCTGATTCTCCGTGGGACATATACCTCCGCTGGCACATGTTCCGGCGAGGCGTCCACTCCACTACGCTCATCTACGACCGCTGGAGAACGTGCAACTACACCCGAGGTGAGTTCGACGAAATACTGTGCGAACCAGTTGCCGGTGAACGTGGAGCCGTGGGAGGAGCCATCCCCGACGAGGCCGTGCTTGTTCACGGATGTAAGGACGGATCACTACATCGACTGGTCATTGGAACTGAGGGATTGACTACTGAAAAGGCTGTTGTGGTTCTTGATCCTAGTTTCGGAAAAGACAAAACCGTTGTCTCGGTACACCGCGTCAGTGATCTGCCAAAACTCGTTCCATCTACCAAAGAACAGCGTGTCCTCGAAGCTCTCAACAAGATGGATCAGCCTCGTCTCGGAGCGGTCGCCGACATGAGCAAAGTGGACAAAGACACCCTCAAAAAGATCCTCCCGACGCTCGGCTACGAGATCATCGCTGCGGGATGGATCAGGAAACTCCCAACGAAATAACACCATGTCTGATACCACCACTACCAACTCCTCCCACGCTCTCGCAGCGTCACACCCATTCCTCGACGAGATCAAGACTCCGGCTCAAAAGCTGCTGGCACGAAAGAAGGCCGAGCTGGACACCGAGTACAAAACTGCGCGAGGCATCGAAGCGGCTCTCAACAGCCTCGAAGACATTCCCGGCGTGCCAGGGAAACTGCACTTCAAAGTCGTCGTCAATGCTGATGGCTACCAAGTTCACGCGAAACTGGACCGCAGGATCATTACTCCATAAGCATCCAGCACCCCGGAGCATAGTCCGGCGTAGTTCCGAGCTTCTCATCGACCGCCTTCAAGACTGTCATTGGCACGGCAGTTTTGGAGGTAATGTCGCAGCCACAAGCCGCGCACGACCGTTTGTGGACTTCAGAGACTCGGTGAATTTTACGACCAGCGAGCAGCGAGGTGGTCTTCTCTGCCAGCCATGAGCAGAATTTGCACCCACCGATGGAAGTGTTCTTGGGGCAGACAGCGCAGATGTCGATCCGGCGTTTCTGTTCTTCCTCGCTCACCAGTTCCTTCGAGGCATTGAGTTCGAGCATCGTGGCGACGAACCGCTGGATGTCGTCCTGCGTGTAGTAGCGAGCCACATGACCGATCTCCTCGCATGGCAGGTGCGGGTTCTCACGGCAGAGCGTGTCCTGTAGCTCGTCCACCCAGCCCCCTTGGAGGTTGAGGTCATTTGCCAGCCTGTGAGCCCGGATACGCTTGATGAAGCCTCCCCAGTGGATGTCCTTGATCGTGACGCCAGTCTCAGGCTGCGTGTAGGTCCACATGCCTGCTACTGGGCGGTTAGTGTCGAGAAGGTGTCTCATTTCTTGCCGGGAGTGTAAGTCTGGACGCCCATACCGAACAACTGGAGAATCGTCAACGCAGTTGCTTCAGGAACGCCTTGAGCCTCGAACGTCTCCTTCATTTCCGTGAAGGACATGGGGATGACCATTCGTTGCAGTTCTTCGGTGACATCGGTAGGCTCTCCAACGACGTTCTTGCCCTCCAACACGTTCACCGCGGAGCCAACGATAGGACTCAGCTTCGTGCGTCCGAAGTTGGCGAGAACGTCAAACGAGCTGTCGGCACCGTAAGGCACCTCGGCTCCGCGAATGGCGACGATCTTGCCGTTAGCCGTTTTCTTCTCTCCAGTTGCGAGCCTGGACAGAAGCACCGTGGCTTGAATCAAACCGCTCAGCGGATCGACTCGGGTGTCTCCGAAACGGATTTTCCCGAAGTCACTGGAGCGAGGGTCAGTTTCGATTGGCTCGTCTTCATCATCCTGTGCGAGCATTCCCAGAGCATAGACCAAAGCTGCCCCTGTGAGGAACTTGGCATACTCACGCAGGACGAGAGCTTTCGTGCGACCTGAAGCTGTGAAGTAAGGATAGCCTGCGAGTATCTGGAACCGGCTGGCGACGAGACGCGGAGCGAAGAACACGGTGTTCAGCATCGTTCCAGCCTGATTGAACTTCCCGAGGTCTCCGCGACCTGTGGCGATGTTGATGTAGTCAGCAACGGCTTTGACCTCTTGTGGCGTGGGTTCAGAACCCTTCTTCAGGTTCGCCACCATCGCATCAAAGGAGTCAGCCCGCAGCCTGTTCAGGAACACCGTGTACGAACGCTGGGAGCCACGAAGAATCCCCCCACCGAGAGCACGGGGAATCTTTTCTAGCCAGCGGGTCATAAACGCTTCCTCCTGCTTGCTCATCTGGTTCACCTGACTTGTGTCCGCGAGGAACAGTTTCGACTGCTGGTAGAGTCCGTTCTTGTAGTTCTCACGGTTTTGCAGACGGAACTTCTCACCTTTGGCAAACTCGTCGGAGCCGAAAGCACGGAACATAGGTCCGAGATTGCGGAGTCCTCGAAGCGGATTGCCGAGCACAATGAAACCGCCCTGACGCAGCACGGCGCTCACGTCAACGCTGGTAAGGATGGCGCGGGCTGTGTTCAGAGTCTGCTGCGTGGCGTCGAGGATCTTCTTCCCCGGACCACGCGAAGCCAATTGACGCTCGAACACGATCTTGGCCCACTCTTCCTTGAGCTTCTCCTCCTCGACTTGGAGTTTGAGAAGTGCGTCATCGGTCGCACGCTGCTTTTTGACGGGCTTGCTGAAGTCGCCGTCGTCCATGCGCTTCTTTAGCTTCTTCATCCGTGTCTGGATGCGCTTCTTGTCCGTGGCGATCTGCTTCGCAATCGGGTCGATGGCGGCGTCACGCTTCAGTTTGCGCAGTCCGATCAGTTGCTTGCGCAGAGCGTCACGGGCGTCACGCTTCGCCTTCAGTTCAGGTGTCTCGGGAGTCTTCGACACGCGCTTCGGCACTTCGTAGTTGCCAGATGTCAGCATCCCCTGGATACGCGCCATCGACTTGTCGATAGCTGCGGTAGCCAGTTTGATACGCTGCTCGTCGGACATTCCGCGTTTGCCTTCGATGGACTCGCGCAACTTGGACAGAATCTGTTGAAGACTCTTCTTCCGCGCCGTCAGGGCTTGGTATTCAGCCGTCTCAGTTGGAGTGCGACGTTGCGGACGGGACACATCCTTGGCTGCGATCTTCTTCTCCAGTTCAGCGATGGACTCCTGTGCGGAGGCGATAGCTTCCTTGTCGATGTCTTCTTGAGTCCGCGACTTGTCCGCAGCCTCTTTGCGCATCTTCTGCAAAGTCTTGTTCAGTCCGTCACGGACTTCACGCTTTGCATCCAGCTCGGCAGTGTGGAGAAGATTGTCCTCTTTTGGTTTGAACTGTCCTTCGGAAATGAGTCCCCGGAGTTCCTCGATGCGCTTGTCGAGCTTCTTCATCTCCTCGGCGACCGTCTCTTCGAGCGTCGGACCCGCAGGAGCGTTCACTTCATCGGAAATGCGCTTCAAGTCATCGCGGAGAGAAACGAGAGACTCAGTCTCCTTGTCGTAGTCCACCGATGGACGACGCTGGATTTTCTTCCGCGTGTTGATCTCCAAGGCCAGATCGTTGATCTGGTTGTTGAGACGCGCTTTGATGGCGTCGAGTGGAGAGCGAAGCTGACCTTCATCCGCAGCATACTCCACACCACTCATGCGCAATTCTCGGGCAAGTTTCTTTTGCTGGAGACGGATCGCCTGGGTGGCTTTGTCGCGTTGTGGGCCGGACTTCAGGGGAGCAATCTGCGCTTTGGCATCCTCGATTGCGGAAGCGAGTTTGCCGAGGGCGCTCAGTTGCCGAACCTGCTTGGACAGTTCGTCCTGCGACGGCATCAGGATCTTTCCATAACCTGAGAACAGGTCACGGATTTCACGCTCGGTGATGTCTGGGAAGTAAGCTTGAACGTCGGCAGTGACTTCGCGGATGACGCTGGTCAGGTCCGCTTCGCTCATCTCTGGCAGCTTGGCTCCCTGACTGGCCTCAGCCCGAGCCTTCATCTTCTCGACGACGAGGTTGTAAACCGTGCGGGAGTCGAGTTCTTCACCATCTGCTGCGATGGACTGGACACGCTCGATCACAGGAGCTTTTGCTTTATTCGTCTTGAGCGGAGTATCGGCAGAGGGCAACTCTTCCCCAGCATCGAATGCCTTGGACTCGTTGAAGAGTTGCTCCATCTCCTCGTCAGGAAGGTTATAGCCTTCTCCTCGCATCGACGTGACCCAGTCAGCGAGTTTGGTGACGCCTTCAGCGATATAGGTGGCCCCAATGATGACATCGTTGACCGCCATTGACGCGGCTTTGACGAGAACCACGTCGCTGTAGAGATTGCTGCGCAGTTCCGCATTTCGGGCTCTGGCAGCTTCGCGAATCTCTGCCCATTTGTTCGGCTTCGTCGCGGCTTCTTTCTTCGCTGCCTGATACTCCGAACGACGCTTCTGCATCTCGGCGATCTTTTCAGCTTCGACCTTGGCGCGATCTTGGATGTCCTTCAGAACTTCCTGACGACCAGCTTCAAAAGCTACTTTTTCGGCTTCAGCGAGGCGAGCCGCTTGTCCTGACTCAGCTTCCACAATCTTCTTCTGAGCAGCCTCAAGTTGTTTTTGAAGACGAGTCACCATTGCCACGTCAGCCTCGGACAGATTACCGTCATTGGCAGCCCGCAGGGTGGTGAGCATCTTCGGCAGGGAGTAGTCCAGTCGAGCCAGCATCTTGCGAGCATTCAGAGAACGACCCTGCTCAGTGCCAGCCACATTGAGAGCTTCATCCAGTTCCGTGAGGGATGTGATGGCTGTGTCCATCGCTTTGCGCTGAGTCTCGTTGTTGCCCTTCGGAGCTTTGTTGAACTCGACCATGGCTAGGTCGAGAGCATTCACTCGGTTCACGCGCTCACGCAGCAGGATGGCATCTTCGAGAGCACTGATGGTGCGAGGCTTGTCATTGAGTTCTGTGACCAGAGCTTTGCCGCGCTCGGGGTTAGCCGCCATAGCTGCCTCAGCGTCAGACCACATCTGCGGGAAGGTGTAAGCCTCCTGCGTCTGCCGCATGATTGGAGGCAGACCGAGGGCTACGCGCTGTGCGTCAACGGGGTCGTTGGCGATGGGGACGACGGCTGGTTCTGTGGCTTCGCTCGGTGTCTCACGAAGTTTATCTTGTACGGCTGCTGGTACTGGCTCGCGGGGTAGGACTTTATCAGCGTTATCCTCCAGACTGGTTTTGGCGGCGGGCTCATTTGTTGGTGTGGGGGTTTTCGGTTCTTCAGATTTCGGAGCGGGTTCACTGCTTTTTAGAAACTTAGAAAACTCCGCCTCAATAGAGTCAATTCTGGCTTGGAAAAGAGTTTTGGCTCCCCCGTCTCGGGACCGAGCTAGAGCTTTCTTCAGACCAGAGAGCAAATCGGCCAGCCAGTCATTTACGACTTTCTTCACTTTCATCCAGCCAGTTTCGGTGATGTCGCCATTCAAGCGCAGTTGAACCGCCATTCGAGCAGCTTTGGAAACAACTCCTTGTGCCGCGAAAGGATTTGAGGAAAGCAAAAGGGCTATCTCTTTTTGGGAGAGATTGGCTAGGTTAGTGTCTTCGTATAAAGCCCATGCAGACTGCACAAGATCACCAAATCCGGCGTGTTGAAGTTCTGTCAGTGTAGAAGCTGAGCGACTAGCTATCCAGTTATTAAAGTCTCCGGGTTTTCCTTCTGAAACCCATACTTCTTTAAGTGCGTTGAAATCGGCCAAGTGAATCATCTCCTCTGTCACCGTGTCGAGGAGTAACTCTGCGAACACCTCTTGATCCTGCGTTTCAAAGGCGTTCTGTATTTGAGGAGTCAAGCCAAGCCTGACCGTAAATTCTGCTCGATCAGTAGTTTGCACAGAGAACGGTGTCTGTCCGTCGAACTTTGCCCCGGCAAACGAGGAACGTGTGGAAGGGACGCCGAAGACTTCACCAAGGAAAGTCTGTATGTAATCTGGGACATCAGCGAGGCTTTCTGGTCCTCGGACATTACGCTGGAACTGTTTTCTTCGACTTTCATATTCAGGTAGTATTGTTGGTTCGCCACCCTCTTCAGGGCTCATCCCCGTCGTGTCGATGTCTGTGCGTTTGCGCAGGGCTTCGTAGGCTGGACGGATGTATTTCTGGACGTTGGCTCCGAAGTCCTCGATCATCTTGGCCGAGAACTCGGCGAAACTGCGCGCCCCGCCTTCGATATAGAACGCACCGATGGCGATGGCATCCTTCAGGATGCTTGGGTCAAGGCCCACGTTCGTCTGGCCTCCAAGCTTCTTGCGGAGGTTCTTGGCCGCAGCGTCTTTGGTCTCCTTGGTAACGACGGTGTTGGTGTAGCCGAACTCTTTGACCTCCGCTTTTATCTGCGCAGGTGTCGCCGAGTCTAGGATGTCTTGGATATTAGCCTGAGTGCCTTTCGCCTGTAGCTTTTTGGTGATAGCCACGGCGATACCAAAAATCTGATCTGCGGTAAGTGCGCGCCCTGCTGCATCTTCAAACCGTGCTTTGATTCCTGTTTCAGCCTCTTCTATACTGGGCATTTGGGCCTTCTTTACCTGTTCAAGGTACGCAGGAGTCATCGGAGCAGGAGCCTCCTCCACCTTCCCACCTTCAGGCCGGTAAACGTAAAGCTCGCCCTCGGCGACGTAGCCTTCTGGGAGTGTGATGCCGTATGCGTCCACGGCGGCTTTGGAGACTGGTTTTTGAGCTTCTGTAGCGTCGCCAATAGAGCGTCGGTGCTTTCGGTCCCACATCCCTCTGTCTTCTTCCCACCGTTGCTCCTTAGCTTTATTATCTTCGCGTGCGCTACGAATAGCCCTTTCGGCGCGTGGTCTGCGATTGCTGTCTTTCGGTAAGGCGTTGAACTCGCGTTCGAGAACGGCTACATCTTCTAATTCTGGTTTTTTAGCTTCGACATACTCCTCCGGCGTCATCTGCTCTGGCTTCGACGTGTCACGCTGGGGCGCAGGCTGCTCGACCTTGGCTGGAGCAGTCTTCTTCAAAGGCTCCAGCTTCGTCTCTTTGGTCACGACCACTGGAATGTCCGTCTCACCACGATCCTTCGCAGCAAGGAGACGATGGTGCCCATCAATCACGCTATAGGTGCCGTCCAGTCGTTCGAGGACACTGATGGGCTCACGACTGGTGCTCGACTTCTGCCACCGTTCGTTGTTCTCGGCCTTGTCCTGCTCGGCTCGGGCCATGTCCTCGGGGATGGTGACGAGGGAGGCGATGGGGAGGGTTGGCCCTTTTTGTGACTGTAAAGCAATTTTTGAAGGCGCTAGACTGACAATGCGCTCCTTCAAATCACGAATCTTTTTCTTCTGGTTGGTGGCGCGTGTCCGCACGTTTCTCTCAGCCCACTGCACGCCGAACATACCCCTCTCAGACTGGATAGACTGGAGTTGGGCTTCCTCCACTTCTAAAGCCGACACCAAAGCGTCTAGCTCTTGGCTGAACTTGCGGTTTGCCTTAGCCGCAGCGAGCCTTTTGCGAAACTCCGCTGAGTCTTGTTTTTGAGCTAAGACTTCCTCGACAGCGGCAGTCACATCAGACTCGTAGAAACTCCGAGCACCTTGGATTTTCCCAGTTTTACGGGCTTCGCGCTCATTCTTTTCTAGCAGCTTTTGAGCCTTTTCACGGTCCGTCTTCGACAGGTTAAGTCCGTAGAGGAACTGCATGGTCTGCGGGACATCCATGAGTTTCTCTTCAACAGGGGGTTCTTCCATCCCCAAACTTACCTCCGCTTCACCCTCCGGCGCAACTACAATTTCGACTTTCGGAAATTGTTCTTCTGCGATTGAAGCCGCAGGAACCTCTTTAAAAGCAGGTCCGGTGCGAACTCGCCCATTTTCAACCGTGTAGAAAGTCCCTTGCGCAGACTGGCGGATGGGTTGGTCGTTGATGTCTTCACCGACAACTGGATCTGTGGCGGGGTCCACCGACTCAATCAGGTATCGCCTCAGTTTGGCTCCGAGTTCTTGGAACCGCGCTTCGTCTTTTTTGGAGAAACTGATGCCTTTGACTTTGTTCTGTGCCTGTCCACGGCGGCTCATCAAATCTTGCAATTCTGCAAAGTCAGATTTGTCTTCTTCTGCGACTGGAGCCGCAGGAGCCTCTTCGACTGCTGGTATTGGCTCGACGGGCGGGGCGGTTTCCTCGGCGACGGGTGGCTCGGGCTGGGGTTGTTCACGGGTTAGTGCTCTCTGGCGTTCTTCAGCAAAGATGTCGCCGAGGATACCTGCATCTTCGAGACGTTGGCGTTCGGTTTCGAGGTCTTGCTGACGACGGAGGAAATCTTCACGGGCTGCGGCTTTCTTGCGCTCTTCGGAGAACACGTCAGCGAGAACACCTTCGTCCTCCGCCTGTGCTAGCTTCTCCTCCATGGCTGCGCGCTCTTCGGCGCTAAGACGCTGGCGCATCTGCTGTCTTAGTTGCGCAATGGTTTGTTCTCGGGTATTCTGCGGCAACAACACCCCCGACGCTGGCTGCTCTGCAACCTGCGCACCAACGGGGGTTTCTTCTTGTACGGGGGCTGGCTTCAACCCACCCGCAGCAATGATTGCCGCTGTCGCTGGCAGCAGGTTCGCACTCGCAGCTACTGACGCCTCTGCCGTCTTATTGACCGCATTCTGAAGAGGCTCAATCGGATCGGGGTTCTGAGCAATCTCAACCATCTCTTGCCGGAACGCTTCAACACCGAGTTCGTCGGTTTCGGGCTGTTCAGGTGCAACTGGAGCAGATGGGGCTTCAGCAGGAATCATCGCCTCGCCTTCGATGGTGGGAGAGGGCTGCATGAGCGCATTCACTCCGCCGAGGGCTCCACCTGCCACACCTCCGAGGAGCGCAGCTTCGCCAACACCTTCAAAAGCTCCCGGAGTCTTCACTCCGTAAGGTGCGAGAACCGACGTAGCGACGTTCCCGCCAATCTGAGCAGCGGCTTCTTCGCCAGCTTCCGTTCCTGCGGCTTTGACAATCCCGCCGACACCCTTCTCAGCAGCGTCACCGAGAAACTTCTTCACAGGTGCAAGCTCCGTTCCCATGCCAAACAGAGCACGTTCAGACAGACCTTCGATTGCGCCTCCAAGGAGTGCTCGGGCATAGGCCGTGCCGCCCTGCATACCGTATTGCTCGGCGGCTTGGCCCCCTCCCCGCGTTCCCTGGAGGACTCCGGTGCCCGTCAGCACGTTTTGAGCTAGTCGGGTTCCCTTGGCGGCTGCCTGCGCAGCTTCAATTCCGCGAGAGAGCGCAAGAGCTTTCCCGGCTGCACCAGTCGCTCCGCCAGTGAACAGCATACCACCTGCCTGCCCGAGAGCAGAACCAATCTTCATCGACAGGTCTTCCTGATAAGCTGGATTAACCGGCAGCATTCGATTGATACCACCTTCAATGGTGTCCGCAGCCTCGGTGAGTGTGTCCGAGCCTGTCAGGTAGCCGACGCCTCCGATGGTGCCGGGAACGACGGAGAGCGCACCACGTCCTACACTGGAGGCGAAGCTGCCGAGACGACCGGGTTGGTCGGGGGCTGGCTGAGCAGGAGCCGAACGCTGCTGCATGATGTATGCAACCGCTTCGTCGATGTCTGTCTGAGAGGGTTCAGCTTCGGTGTTGAAGCGAACTGGATACGTCGTGTCCTCAATCGTGATTGGAATTTCCCAAGGCATAGCAGATCGGGTTATGGACCGCCTACTTTGACCGGCGCTCCGACACTGAACTTACCACTAGCGGGTGCTGGCTGTCCAGTCTGAGATTGAGAAGCATCGTAGCGTTCTTTGATCTCTTTTGCCCATTCTCGAATAAGCTCGGCATACGTCACTTTCTGCGAACCAGTGCGTACATTTCCAGGCTCCACAAAAGCTACGTCACTCAACTTGACCCCCATCTTGTCAGCTACGATTTGCGCCAGTGGGACTTCTTCGACCGTCGAAGAAGGGGCGTCCCCGAGAGGTATGGTGCTCGACGCTTGCGGTATGGTGACGCCTTCCGCGATGTCGAGGGCTAACCCGAGGACTTTATTTTCGTCCCCGTAAACCCTGCCGATGGACTGATACAAATTTTTCTTCTGATTAGTCCATTCGGTGTCAGCGATTCTTTTTTCCTCGCCTCCACGGTTTTTATACTCTTCTCTCGTTTTCAAGAGGTTTTCACGCTCTGGAGAGATTGGACGTGCTGGTGCGGCTGCGGATATAGGAATGGAAGTTGCTGGACCAATGACCGGCTTCGGAGCCGGATCAACCATCGCGAACTTGGCTTTGTTCGCCTCTTCGAGCTTAGCCATGTACCCAAGATAAGTCTGATCTTTGGCGAGTTCAGCCTCGCGTCCAGTTGCTTTGAAAATCTTCTCGCGCTGCTCCATCGCTCGCTCGTAAGCGTCAATTTTGCGGTCGATTGGATCGTCAGAAGTCCTGCGGGTGAGCGCACGTTTGGTCTCCTCTGCTTTCATCTCCGCCGCCTGTTTGGCGCGGGCAACGGCAGCGGGAATGAACTTCCCAGACGGTGTCTTTAACTTCGCATACTCGGTCTCTGGGACGCCAGCCTCGGCGAGCGCCGTCTCGAACTTCATGTTGTACTCATCGGTGCGGTAGGCGTCGAAGGCGTCGTTCGCGGACGCGCCTTCGAGCATCCTCTTCTCGAACTGCTCACGGTGGTACGGGTCGGTGATCTTCTCACGGAGGATAGGACCGAGCGTTACATCCGTTTGAGGGGTCGTGCTCTGGCGGAACTTCATGTAGCCACTGAGGGGCTGGATCGCCTCTGTTCCAAACATCTTCGGACTCCGAAGCAACTGCTGTTGAATCTGCTCGTCCGTCATGTCGGCGGCTCCACCAAGCAGTTCCTCCGCAGCGAGTTCAGCCTCCATCGCTGCCTGCTCACGGGCATACTCTTCTCCCTGTGCGAGCATCCCACGGGCTTGTGGCGAGAAGCGGGTGTCGGCAGAGGCTCCCTGAGGAAGTCCAAAATAGCTCGCAATCGGCACCGAGCCGACGCCGAACATTTCCTCGAAAGATTGTGTCTGGGGTCGTGGCATATCAGGCTCCGATTTGAACTCCTCTGGACAGTTCCGTGGTGATGTTAAGAAGTGGTCGGGCTCCGCCGCGAGAAGCCTTGGCTTCATCATTGAGGAAGCCCAAAGCTCGGGTGAAACAGGAATCTGCCTCTGCGATTTGACCGGCTTTTTCAAAGGCCAAGCCTTTGAGTCCGTAGCGAAGAGCGCGAAGATTGCCTGGGATCACCCAGTCAGTTTCAGCGACGAGAGGGATGAACCGGCGACGACAGATGGTGTAGATGGCTTCTTCGGTCTCCCCCACACTGTAGCGTTTGTAGCTCGGGCGAGTCTCTCCGGGGTAGTAGGAGCCGATTTGCGTCGGCGTCCCGCTGTTCACCACGCTCAACGTCCAAGGGAGGGTCATGTTCGACGGAGCCTGAATCCCCGTCACCGTGGCAAACACCTGAGTCGTGTCAGCGGAGGGATTGACCGTCGTGATGTTGATTCCTTGGTTCCCAGACGAGTCGTAGATCACGTTCCCCGAGGCATCGGTTCCGAACAGACGGATGACCTTGGCTGCGTCACCCGCTCCACCGACCGTGACGCGCAGTGTGCCTGCGGTGGTGATGTCCGACTGAGTGCAAAAGCCATCGCCCATGTCTTCCAGAACGCCGTAGAAAGCATCGGTATCGACGAGTTCTCCTGGACCGGACTCCGAGAATTGGTAGAACTGGGTGAAGATGGGGCGAGGCACCTTCTGGTAGCGTAGGACGAGAACACTCTGATACCACCTTGGGAGAGTGAAGAAGCCATCTGAGGCAGGAATCGTTACTTTCGGAGTGTTCCCTTTCCAGGCTCCGTTGTAGGTGAAGAACTCGACGACCTCGTTCAGCGCAGGGAGGAACAAAGCCGAATTAATATCCGTCGCATCGACCTCGGTGTAGAGGGCGGAGCGGATGTCTGCGACGGTGAATCTGGTGTCCATTAGCGGTTTTTAGCAGCGATACGTTGGCGGGACAGGATTTTCTGACGGGCTTCTTCGTTGGTCTTATAGGCTTGCTCTGCGGTCATCCCTTCAGGAAGACGGTCGCCTTCGCTCCAAGCGCCTTCGCGGACCTGCTTGTTGGCGAGCCCTTGCATCACTTCGGAGAAGGGGCGCGTGCCTCTCATACTTCCCGAAGTGCCAATAGCGCCCTCCATTCCGGTGGGGCGTTTTACTCCGGCGGGCGCTGTGGAGGAAAACCCCGACCCGTATTTGCCTTGTATGAGGGTGTCGTTGCCGCCGCCTGCGCTCCTATCTATTTGAAGCGGAGTCTGGCTCATTTCACGGAGGAGACGGAGACCTGCGGCTCGGTCCTGAAGACCTGTGTTGGGGGTGGCAGCAGTTTGAGTTGCAGGTGGACCGCCTACAGAAGCTGTCTGAGGAGGGGGGTTCCCAAAGCCACGCTTTTCGATGAGTGTGTTGTCTAGCTTCATCCCGGATGGTGTGGTCTGAGGAGGGTTCATCTTCCCGATATTCCCAAACCGATTCATCGACAGTCCGGCTCCGGCGTTGTCCGTGTTGAACTTGTCGCGGATGGTGCCGAACGTGCCATCCTGCTGGGCTTGAGCGATTCGCTGCTCGCGAGACATCCCTTGATTCCTCTGCTGAAGACTGTCGGCGAAACCGCGAGGAGTCAGGTTCGAGTTCAGAGGATTCCCAAGTCCAGAGGCATAGCCTCCGGGAGTGCCTCTGGACAGAGAATTGCGCTGCTGAGAGCCAAGCATCATGTCGCGACCGTAGTCACGAACGGCTCCCCAGTTCCCTTGACTGTCGGCTTTCATTCCGAGTTCGTCCTCCGCGAAAGCCGCAGCATCAGCCCCCGAGCGTCGAGGGTCGAAGTTCTGTTTTTGACTGAACCCCGTGATTTTGCCTTTGCGGAAAGGCCGATTGTCAAAGCCCGGTCCTGTAAAAACCTGTGTTCTGCGTTCTTGTGGGTAAGCCATATTTTGCTCTGATTTTAGTTGACTGCATCCTCCGCGTCAAAGCCTTTCGACGGACTTGATTCGCAGTCGGTAGAACTCGTTCTCCTCCGGTGGTGTCAACGTCACAGAGTCACCGTTCCGACCTACATTCAGTGTGTACTCGCGGATAACTACATCTTCTGCGTCCGTCTGACCGACTTGAAAAAACTCGCAGGTCAGCCTAAGTCCACCTCGGTAAACGCCGTTGTCGAAGCCCTGTGGCCTAAGTTCTAGGGTGGTGACATAGTAGGTCACTTTTTTGACTCTGAGAACCGGGGGAACTCCGGCATTACTGACTTCTGTCTCTTGCTCAAAGAAACCGGACGCCGCGATGAAGCCGCTCGGTCTGGCGATGCGGGCGGCTTCATGGTCCTCTAAGATGGTCTCACCACCCACCAGTTTGATCGTCCCGTAGATGTAGTATTCCCACGTCTCAGGAGGCGGCTCTTCGTCTTCCCCTCGGTCGATCACCTCCACGGCGATCCCATCTCCAATGACGCTGACTTGGTTCCCGCCTCTTGGCTGGATGGCAGCGACTTTCTCGGCGATCTGCTTTTTGGCAGCCGCTACGAGTTGCTGATACTGGGAAAAGGTCATGGGTAGAGGTCGGTTCTCACTGAGACAACGGTCGTCATGCCGCTAACGACGAGGGTGTCTTCGTTGTCTGGACGGAAGACAATATCCTTCTGCGCAGCCCGCAACATCCCCGCCAGTTCGGCGAAAAAGGTGTCCGCCTGCTGTTGAGGGGTCAACTCGTTGAACTCTTCTTCAGTCATTCCATGTAATTGATGAAGGGGTTGTTACCCGGCAGGACCGACACGTCTTTGTTTCCTGAGATAATGCGGATGAGGGAGAAACTTTGGTCGATGATCTCGGTCGTTCGCTCCATGAGAGCCTCGAACTGGCGCTCGTCTCCAAGCTCCCCCTCCATCGCCTGAAGCCGTTCCTCCTGCTCGGTGGTCATGTCGCGGTGAAGGTGGTGGTTGCTCCGACGAATGGAGAAGCAGGGGACTGACCTGCGTTGACCGCGTTGTATATGATGGCTCGATACTGGTAACTCTGACCCACCGTGAGACCAGTGATCGTCTTGGCGACGGCGACGTTGGTGAAGCCCGAGATCGCGCTGGTAGCTGAACTGAGCCAAGTGCTCGACGACGCCAGTTTGTATTGGAAGTAGGCCGTGGCTGTGTCGTGGTTGGCTCGGAACGTGCCGTTGAGCGTGCGCTGACCAGACCCAGGAGCCGAGTTCGATCCCGTTGTGGCAAGAGGCACAGCCACACCGCTGCCGTTGAGGCTGACAGTGTAGGGGTTCTTGGTGCCGGGAAGTGAAGACGTAACCGATAGAATGATTGGTCCTCTGGCCCCCGTGGTTGTCGGTGTAAACCGAACCGTCATGGTCGTGCTGCCGTTGGATGTCAGGGACGTGGCAGGAGAACTGGTGATGCTGAAGTCCCCCGCAACCGTGGCTGCAATACTGCTCAGAGTCGCATTCCCGGTATTGCGCAGGGTGAAGATCAGGTCCGTCGTCTGCCCCGGCAAGGTTCCGGGGAAGGAGACTGATCCGCCGTCGCTGATTGTCGTGCCGACAGGATACTCGATGACCAAGTCAGCGACATCCAGATTGGAGAAAGCGACCTGCTCCTCGTAAATCGACGTGCTGCCGTTGAAGTAGCCACACGGAACATACGCCTGCGCACGCAGGGTGCCGGAGATCGGAAGTTCAACACCTGTGAGATTCCAGCCTCCAGTGATGCGAACACCTTGTCCGAGGCTCGTCCATGTCACTCCACTGTCTTGGCTGTAGTGGAACACGACCACCTGCGCCTCGGGCGACGTTCCACCGCGCAACCATTGAACTGAAGTCTCACTCAGGACAGAAAGTGCCGAGGTGGCGGCTCCTGAGTCATTGATGAGACGTGCGACATATTTCGTCGTTCCTCCTGCCAGTGTGAAGTTACCGGTGACAATGACCTTTCCGTCCTCCTGCAAAGCCAGTCCATAGACGGCGTTGCGGGCCGTGGCGACGAAGGTGGTGTCGTTGGCTCCGGCTGTCGAGAGCCGGACGAGACGCTCCGTGGAGGCGAGTGAGCCTGCGGTGTAACTGCCCGCGATGACCTTGCCGTCGCACTGAAGAAGGACGGAGCGAACGGCTGCCTGAAGCTCAGTGAACGTGTTGTCGTGGACACCAACTGAGGTGAGCCGATTGAGTCCGGTTTTACTGGCTCCGCCGATGCTGGTGTAAACGCCTCCTGCGAGGATGTTGCCCGAAGCATCGACCGTGACGGTGTACACCTGCCCATTCGCCGAAGCGTTGAACGTCGAGTCGCCCGAGCCATTCGCATTCAGCCGGTAAATGTAGGAGCGTGCAACGCCCCCTCCGAGCGCGGTGATGCCATAGACCAGCAGCTTGCCATCTGTCTGTGTGACGATCCCATAGACCTGATTGGCTGTCACTGTGGTAAAGCCGGTGTCGAGGACTCCTGCGGACGTTAGCTTCCCGATGCCTCCTCGGGCCGAGCCTCCGAGGGTGGTGAACGCTCCGCCGACAACGATTGACCCGTCTGCTTGAAGGGCGAGTGCGCTGACATCTCCGTTCGCCGACACGTTGAAAGAGGAGTCGAACGACCCGTCTGCGTTGAACCGTGCCAGTCGGCTGCGAGCCACTCCGCTGACGCTGGTGAATGATCCACCTACGAGCACCTTGCCATCAGGCAACTGGCAGAAGCAGAACACCTCTCCGTTGGTGATGGTGCCCGTCTGGGTTTGAACGGTGCCGGTGCTGTTGATCCGAGCGTAGCGGAGACGGTTGAGGGCGTTGAGCGTTGTGAATGCCCCGCCGACCCAAACCTCGCTGCCTGCGTCCATAGTGGACGTGCGGACGGTGTTGTTGGCGACGGGCTGCCATGTCGAGTCAGCAGAACCGGGTCCGGGCGTGCAAGTGCCGCTGAGACCGAAGGTGAATGGGTTCTCGTCGGCGTCATCGTTGGCAATCGTGACGGTGTCCGTCTTCGCGCCCGTCGATGTCGGAGTGAAGCGAAGGGTGAAGGTCGCGGAGTCTCCACTCGCAATCGGGGAGGTGGGTTGTGAAACGACTGCCCACTGAGTTCCTGTCGTGAGCGCAACTTTCGGAGTTCCAGACAGCGTCAGGTTAGCCAGCCCGACGTTCGTCACGGTGATCGTTATGTCTGACGAAGATCCTAGCTGAAGGTCGTCAAACGCCACGGTGCTGGCAGCATCGGTGAGGACCGTGTCTCCTTCCGACACTTCGATCTCAGGGGACACATCAAACGCGACGGTGTCCTCGACGATGCCTTCGCTCTGGGAGTCTGTCGGGTAGGCTCGGGCGCGGATAAGACCGTCACCCGTCAACGAAGCTGATGGGACAAGCTGCCAGCCGCCCGTGCTGCGGGTGATCGTCCCAG